TTCTAATAAACCATATCGTTTTGACTCCAGTTCCCTATTTTCGTCTTCTGATAAATCTTCAAATAGTTCTCTATAACCTACTTTGAATAAGTCCTCCAGCAACATTAACTTTTCCGGTCTAGGGAATTTAAGTCCACCTTCCCAGTTACTAACTGTTGAGAAGCTTACTCCCAACTTATCTCCTAGTGAATATGTTGTATAACCTGCATCCATTCTATATTTTTTCAATCTCTTAGGTGTTCGTTCTTTTTTTGTCATCTTTATTTTGACACTCCTTTTCGTTTTATTTGTTGTTGTACATCTACAATAGCACCTTATTTCCTAAATGTCAACAACATTACCTAATTAGTTTTAAGTAAATTCTACACTACCTAGTATATCTTTTCTGAGTACAAGTTATTCCTTAAAAATAACTATTCCCTATTTTATTTTAACTTTTTACTAATGAAATAGGTTTACCTCATATCTGACAAACCTTATTATATCAAGGTTTAACTGACATATATTTAATTTTACTCTTGACTAAATGTTTTTATTTTAAATAAATAATAGGTAATATTTCTGATACTATTCCCTATTTTATTTTTAAGGGTTCCCTATATCTATTACTGTATTTATTATTAATATTTAATTACATATATAATATTTAATATTAGTTATTTTATTTAGTTATATTTATTATACTCTACGTCCAAAAAATTAATTAATAAAAGACAAGTAGCTCATCAGGACAGACGAAGCCGACAGAAGCCGATTGAGCGATTCTGATGTAATTTATCCAATAAGAAGTTAAAGACGTTGTACGAGGCTCCTAGATACCTCATATTAGATGATAAACAAGTTAAAGGCTTGTCAGGATTATACCTAAAATAAATATTCAGAATTTTTAAAATATTTTACTTGTTAGTGTGTATTTTTCTTCAATACAGGTTATAATATAGATATAGGTTCCCCCATAACCTATCGTATCTAGTTTTCTCCTCCTCTGATTCGTGAAATCTTAGATACATGTTTTGTTAGGCATATTATCCTTCTCACTTTGAATAGGTTGATTTTTCATTCGTTTTATGTTAACACGCTCTTAAATGAAACGGATTAGCCCTGTCTGGTATGTACGTACCGTGATGGGGCATTTTTTATGTCCACGAAAATAGGGAGTTGCCTTATATATGGTATAATAGAAGTAAGGACATTTCCAACAAAATCAACTACTTAGTACTATATTAATAAATAGGGTGTGGTTTTATTGACCTCATATCAAAAAGATGAAAAATGGAATAAAGCAAAGCAACTGTTAGCTACAGGTTTAACTTGGATTGAAGTGGTTAGTTACTACAGGCTCTTAGGTGGAACGAAAGTGAAAGTGTACTCCATCCTAGAACGAGAGAAGTTGTTAATCATGGATATGACTGGAGATAAGAATGTAGCCTTAATAGATGCGAACGGGGAAATAGTCTATGCAAGTTATCTCGATGTCAAGAACAGTCGCAAGGTTTTCGAATACAGATAATTCAGAATATTCCCTATTTTATTTGAATAGAAGGTGGAATGCAAATGGGATTCTGGAGTTTCCTAAAGAAAGCTCCTTCGGCAAATCCATTAGAATTATTGAATCCAGAGGACAAGCACTCTGAGATTTCTACGATGATTCGACAGATTGAAGAAGAGCAAATTATGAAGAGTACGACAGCAGAAAAAGGTAAAGCCAAAGCTTATGAAGAACCGATATTAGGTCAATTCTCAATTAACCCTGATTACAAAGAGGCGCCGTCAAAAGATGGCAACTACAACCTGTTAGAAAATTTAAAGTTGTGGTCACGAAAGAACATCATTGTTAATGCTATCATCAACACCCGTGTTAACCAAGTTTCGATGTTCTGTAGCCCGGCTCGATACAGTTCGAGAGGTGTAGGGTATGAGGTTCGATTAAAAGACCCATTTAAAGACCCGACTACACATGAAGAAGCTGCAATCAAACGAATAGAAGACTTCCTTCAATATACAGGAAACATGAAGGATGACTACACACGAGATAACTTCCGCGGATTCATTAAGAAGATTATCCGTGACCGCCTTATTTATGACAAGATTAACTTCGAATTAATCTACGATAAGCAGGGCGAACTTAATCGTTTCAAAGCGGTAGATGCTTCTACAATTTACGTAGCGGTTGATAAAGAAGGGCGCGAACCTAAAGGTAAGGATTCCGAGAAGTTCGTACAGGTTTTAGACCGAAGAAAAGTAGCGGCATTCAAAGCGAAAGAGATGGCTTGGGAAGTTCATAACCCGCGTACCGATATTACGGTAGGTCGATATGGTTATTCTGAGCTAGAACTAGCAATGAATCACTTACAGTACCATGAGAATACAGAGCTATTCAACGCTCGTTACTTTGCTCAAGGTGGTACAACTCGTGGATTACTTCACATTAAAACTGGACAAGACCAATCGAGACATGCTTTACAGGCATTCCGTCGTGAATGGCAAACAATGTTTAGTGGTATCAACGGCGCTTGGAAGATTCCGGTTGTATCAGCAGAGGATGTTAAGTTCATCAATATGACTCAATCATCGAGAGATATGGAGTTTGAAAGATGGCTAAACTATCTAATCAACGTTTTATGTAGTATCTACGCTATCGACCCATCGGAGATTAACTTCCCGAACCGTGGCGGAGCTACTGGTAGTTCTGGTAGCACACTAAATGAAACAAGCGCAAGAGAAAAGAACCGTATCTCTCGTGACAAAGGACTAGAGCCTCTATTAAAATTCATTGAGGATGCAATCAATAAATACATAGTTTCACAGTTTGGCGATAAATACATATTCACATTTGTTGGTGGAGACGCACAGACAGAACGTGAAATCTTAGAAACTCTTGAATTACAATCTAAAGTCGGTCTTACATTTAATGATATTCGTAAGAAGCTTGGCTATCCTCCAGTAGAGGGTGGAGATGTAATCAACAGCGGTGTTCACGTACAAAGTCTAGGTCAAATCATGCAAGAGAAAATGATGGAGCAACAGTTCGCATTGCAGAAGCAAGAAGCAAAACAAGCGAATGCAGCAGCTAAAACCAAGACCTCCACACCAACCAAAGAGCAGTCAGAAGCACAACAGAAAGGGATGAACGGTGACTCTAAAAACGTTAACGGTAAAGGCACCTATAACAAGTCCGTAGGTAAGGATGGACAAGTAAAAGGAGCTAGAAATACCAATTCTGCAAAGCAAGGCGGCAAAGGCAACAACGGTGAAACTGTAAATAGCGATGCTAAGAAAGGCGGTAAGAAGTAATGAATAGTTACAGAGCTGTTTTTTATTACATGGCTTTAGCTATCATTAACATTCCGAGAAGTCTATATTACAAATTAACCAACAAAAATTAGAATAACCCTCGACTAAGTGGTACTTTTGCTATATTAATATCAGTTACTATCGTACCACTTAGAAAGGAGGAATGCACTTGGAAACATACGTGGATAAAGCAACAGGTAAGTTTAATATGTTCGTACCAATCGATATTGAAGAATCTATTAAAAAGAATGACGATTCTCCTTCCGAGAAATCTTGGTATCTTCGTGGGTACGCAACAACTCGTGACTTAGACAGACAAGACGATATTGTTGACCCTAACGGGATTGACATTGATTACTTCTTGCAACATGGATACATAAATTACGAGCATCAACAAGGAGACTTCTACAAAATAGGAGTTCCAACAGAAGGGACATATGTTGACCCAGACGTTGGTTTATATGTTGAATGTAAACTATATAAGGACAACCCTTACGCTAAGAGTATGTGGGATTTAGCAACAAACATCCAAAAGTCCGGTGTAAAACGCAAACTAGGATTCTCTGTAGAGGGGTTCGGTTTAGGACGGGATGAAGAAGACCCTCGTATTCTTAAAAAGTTACGCGTCACAAACGTAGCAGTAACAACAAACCCAGCTAACCCATTTGCAACATGGGAACATTTCATGAAGTCCTTTACGGCTGGTTATCCTATTTCACCAGACAACGCTCTCGACGCTGGAGCATTAAGTCCAGAATCATTTGCTAGAAGCCTTTACAACCTAACATGGACGTTAAAGAAATCTGACGATAAAGAGTTTGCAGAGACATGGGATAAGATAGGAGATTACCTAGATGCAATGGATAGAAATACTCCGGAGTGCGCGATGCTATTTTTGCAGATTGCTAAAGGGTATTCTAGAAATGAAGCATTAGAAAAACTAAAAACATTTTATTCGAAATCCAGAAAGGAGCAATAATTAATGACACAAGTAAAAATTTCTGAGTTAACGAAAGAACTAGAGGGTATGTCAGAAAAGGAAGTTGTAGAAAAATCTATGGACTTATCTGTTGAACAAGACGTTACCCCTGTAGCCGAGGCTAAAATTCCGGAACCAGAAGAGAAGGAAGAAGAAAAAGCCGAGGAGCCTAAAGAGGAAGAAAAATCCGAAGAGGCTAAAGAAGAGGACGAAGAGGTTGTCGAAAAGTCTGCTGATAAAAAAGAAGACAAAGAAGACAAGAAGGACGAGAAAGAAAAAGGCAAGGACAAGGAAAAAGGTAAAGATAAAGACAAGAAAGAAGAAAAGGAAGAAGTTAAGAAATCTGAGGCTCCTACAGCTCCAGCAGAAGCTTCTGAATTGATTTCTGGTGCAGAACTATTATCTGCGTTCGAAGCCGTTGTAAAGTCTTATGAGGGCGTTAGAAAAGAACTTAAAGACTCTGAGGATTCTATTGTCGAAAAAGTTACTAAATCTATCCTTCCTATGATTGAAAATATCGCTAAACATTTCGAGAACCTTAAGAAAGAAGAGGTTAAAGAAGAAGTAGCGGAAGAGCCGAAGGAAGAAGAAGTTAAAGAACCTGAGGTAAAAGAAGAAGTTAAGGAAGAAGAAACGGAAGTTGTAGAGAAATCTATGGCACCTGTTGAAGAAGAAGAGTTAGAAGGTAAAGCGGTAGAATATATCGAAAAATCTGCTAACGCTGCTGTCGAAGAGGAAGTAGAAGAAGAGGTAGTGGAAGAAGTATTTAAAGCTGCTGACCATGCTTCTACAGTCGTTGATATCGCTATCGCTAGTGGCTTTGACCCGGGAACAAACAATCGCGTATTCCAAGCGGTAAACCGTGTTAAAGAAGGACGCGAAACAGCAGAAGATATCGACATCTTCAAAAAAGTTTTAGGTAAGTAATCCATCTTCGAAAAAAATAAGTAAGAAGTGTTATATTATACTCGTAGGCTCTAAAAATATGAAAAGGTAGCTTCCCTCCTCCTAAGTTACCTTTTCCATTTGTGGTATAATAGAGTTAAGGGGAGATAAATTACGTTATCAATAAAATATATAAAATACATATACTAGAAAGGAAGAATTTATAAATGACAGAATTACAAAAAGAACAGAAAGTCGAAGCTCGTAAGCTCCCTGCTGGTGCAGAAGCAGAGTTAAAAGAACTAGTTTCGAAGTCATTTACAACTGGTACTGGTATTACTCCAGATACACAGCAAGACGCAGCAGCTTTACGTCGCGAACTTTTAGACGACCAAGTAAAAATGCTTGCATTCACAAATGGAGATTTCACTATTTATCCGTTGATTAACAAACAACAAGTTAACTCAACAGTAGCTAAATACGCAGTCTTCAATCAACATGGTCGTACTGGTCACTCTCGTTTCGTTCGTGAGGTAGGGGTAGCATCTATCAATGACCCTAACATCCGTCAAAAGACAGTACAAATGAAGTTCTTATCTGATACTAAGCAACAATCACTTGCTGCTGGTTTAGTTAACAACATCGCTGACCCAATGACAATCTTGACAGAGGATGCAATTTCTGTTATCGCTAAATCTATCGAGTGGGCAATCTTTTACGGAGATGCAGCATTAGCAGCAGAAGCAGATAATCAAGCTGGTATCGAGTTCGATGGTTTAACTAAGCTTATCGATGAAGCTACTAACGTTATCGACTTAGCTGGGGAACGTTTAGATGAGGCTACTTTAAACAAAGCGGCTGTAATCGTAGGTAAAGGTTATGGACGAGCTACTGATGCATTTATGCCAATCGGTGTACAAGCTGACTTCACTAACAACCTATTAGACCGTCAACGTGTTATCCAACCGTCACAAGCTGGTGGATTCTCAACTGGTTTCTCTATCAACCAATTCTTATCTACTCGTGGTGCAATTAACTTACATGGTTCTACAATCATGGAAAATGATAACATCCTAGTTGACCGTATCCCAGAGCCAAACGCACCTCAAGCTCCTGCATCTGTAGTTGCTACAGTTAAAACAGCAGACAAAGGTAAGTTCCGTCCGGTTAAGGATGTCAAAACACATTCTTACAAAGTTGTAGTACACTCTGACGATGCAGAATCATTAGCATCAGACGCAGTAACAGCAGTAGTAGCTAACCCTACTGACTCTGTATCAATCGCAGTTAAGCTTCAATCTTTATACCAAGCTAAACCGCAATTCATCTCTGTATACCGTCAAGGTAACGAGACAGGGCATTACTTCTTAGTTGCTCGTGTACCACTTGCTAAAGCTGACGAAAATGGTGTAATCACATTCGTTGACCGTAACCAAGTAATTCCTGAGACAACTGATGTATTCATCGGTGAATTAACTCCACAAGTAATTAGTTTACTAGAGTTACTTCCTATGATGAAGTTACCATTAGCTCAAATGAATGCTACTACAACATTCACAGTGTTATGGTACGGCGCATTAGCATTATACGCTCCTAAGAAATGGGTTCGTATCAAGAACGTTCAGTACATCCCAGCTCTAGCAGCAGATGTTACTTACCGTCCTTAATTAATACATACCAAAACTAGTTAGGGTTTTAATAGATAGACGTACCTACCTCTTAATTGAGGAGGTACGATTTATAAAAACTACCATACCCTAACCTGATAATATCATAGTGTTCGTACTTTGACAACTAAATAAAAAAACTGAATAGGAGCAGACAAAAAATCTGCTCCTTTTTATTTCAAAAATACGATATAAAGGAGATTTATTATGTTAGTAAATGAACAATTAGCAGGAAAGACAGTAGCATCAGCCTTTGGAGACATTACCTTCAATGAGAAAGGTGAAGCTGTAGAAATTAAACCAGAAGTAGAAAAGGCTTTAGCGCACGTTCAAGGATTCACTCTAGTAGAAGAGAAGCCGGAACCTAAGAAAGAGGCTCCAGCTAAGAAAGCCGCACCTAAAAAAGCTGCACCTAAAGCAGATAAAGAAGAAAAATAATAGGGAGTAGGGTTGTGTATGTTCACAAATGAAGAAAGAGGATATCAGTATCAGCATAATAACGAGAAGTTAATCTCTCTAGAAGATATTGAAAAACTCCGACTAGAAGACTATGGATTAACCGTAGATGCCGTTAAGATGAATCACTTCGGTATTGTTGTTACTGACCCTAGAACTGGTGCATACATGCCGGATGAGTTCTATCAATCTAAAATAGAACAGGCTGTAGCGCAAGCAGAGAAGAAGTTAGACATCGTAATTCTCCCTCGATATAACTCTGAACACCACGATTACTACCGTAATGACTTTGAAAGCTTCATGTTCCTTCGCACACATCAGCGACCAATCATGCAAGCAGAGAAGGTTACATTAGAGTATGGTGGAGGAACTGTTTTTAACTACCCTACGAAGTGGTGGAAGGTTTATAAGCTAGAGGGTCATTTAGAGATGCTACCGACTCTAATGCTGTCAGAGCAGGGTCAGAACATGAATTTAGCGCAAGCATACTCCGGTTACCCTATGATTGCAGGTATTCCACATTTAGTTGGTAATAACTACGCTCCACAGATGTTCCATGTAGAGTATGTAGCTGGTATGTTACCACCAAAACGAAGAGGTGTATCGCAACCGTGGGAAATGCATCCTGACTTATGGACACTCATTATCAAGATTGCTTTAAAAGAAGTATTCCAACAATGGGGTCGCTTAATCGTAGGTGCAGGTATCGCGTCTATGGACATCAGTATCGATGGAATTTCACAACACATTGATACAACTCAATCTGCTATGTATGGTGGAGCATCAGCCGATATCATGCAGCTAGATAGAGATATTCAAGAATTAGTAGATGGATTGAAATCTTACTACGGAGTTAACTTAGGAATTATTTAAGAGAGGAGGTAGAGTATGGCGGATAAACCGTATATGTTGCAAGCTACCGCACAGGCTACACACAGAATAGCTGACTTAGATAGCCATATTGACAACTTTGCTCAACGTGTGATATGGGAGAAATCTTATTTATGTCCTTGCCGGGATAGAGCAACAAGACAACCACAACAGAGTTGTAAAATTTGTCATGGTAGAGGGATTGCCTACCTACCTGCTAGAGAAATAGGTATGATGATTCAATCCCAAGAGAAAGGTGTATTCAACGGGGACTTAGGATTAATCGATACTGGTTCCGCAATAGGTACACCAGAAAGAAAAACAAGAATCGCATTCCGTGACAGAATCACAGTACCTAAAGCTGTTATATCACAGTCATTCATTTTTGACGCTTCACCTAACCGAATAAAACATGGATTCTTCATGGTCTATGATGTGAAGAAAATCGAGTTCGTTACATCTATGAAAGGTGAACTATTAGAGGGACAAGATTACACGGTTGATTACAACAAGAATCTATTCTTCCCTAAAGAGCATCTAGACGGATACAACATATCGATTAATATCGACACTACATTACGATATCTAGTAGCTGACCTATTGAAAGAACATCGATATGTACGAGATATGGATTACTCACAACACAATGCAGTTCAAAAGCTGTTACTAAAGCGTGAGGATATTTTCATCGAGAAAGAAGCATTCGAAGTTGGCGTTAATAATAAGGAAGTAGATACTATCATCGATGCGAAGCGTAAACCTAGCACAGATGGATTAAACGGGTTCTTCAAAGGGATTGGTTAAGAATGGTTAGGAAGAACAATAGAAGACCTAGAATTTTCCAGAGTCAGTCACAGATGAAAAAAGCTCTTACCAATCTGGGAAATAATTTAAGTAATCAGGTTCTCGATGAAACCGCACAAGCTATCGCTAAGAGTAAACCGCAAGGTATGGAAGTTAAAAGAAAGCCTAAGTACCTGCAAGTAACAGAAAAACGATTGGATTCTATGGGTGTCATCGACCTTAAGCCTTACTTCGCGCAAAGCAGCAAGCGTAAAACAAGTAAGAATGGCGGATGGTACCTTACAGTTCCAATCAGAAGGAAAGCAAGAGGTATGTCACGTAGGATGTACGAACAACTACGGGCTATCGATATCCAACCGAACACACGTAAAACTGTTATATCCGACTACTTGTACGATAAGAGAGAATCATCTGATGCAGGTATGTTAAATTACACTCCTACTTCTAACAACATCACGAAGATTAAAGTGGGAAATAATCGACATGACTATGTAGCATTTCGTACCGTATCAGATAAATCACCTGCTAGTAGCTGGATTGTGAATAGAGGTAAGGTAACCGTTAACAACACTTCTAAAACCTTCGTATCGAACGTTAACAGGCTTATGAAGTGGAATATGAAGAACGGTGTTTAGAGTTTAGAAAGGAGGATAAAATTTGTTATCTAGTATTGATACATACCTATATACCCAGATAGAAAGTACTCTGGGGAATTTGTTGACGAACCGCTATATTATAGATGAACTATTAAAAGAGGTTCAACCAACCGTAAGAGAAGCGTTTATCAAGGCTTATGTATATGACGAAAAACGTAACCCGGCTCCCCCGGAAATACCTATTGTATACACAATGCCGCAGGATAAACAAATGCTTCGAGGAGCCATTTATATCGGACTTAGAGAGGGAGAAGAATCCCACACTAGTATCGGTAACCAAGAAAGTACATATAGCGCTCCATCAAGAGGGTTATTATCCGAACAATCCACAATCACAGTAGACCAAACGAACGGAAAAATGTATTTAGAGGTTAGTAAGCCTATCGCAGATGTTGATAGCGTAACGGGTATTACATTCTCCAGTGGTGAACTT